TTAAAGTGGGATAGACAAGAAAAAAGATACTACCCAATAGAGATTGATGTTTACGGAACAGGAGCAAAGAACAATGAGCACGATCGATTTTGAAAAAGATCAAGAACAGGTATTGGATAGAACAACCAATATTAATAAACTTGCAGACAAGATAAAAGAATTGCAAGCAGTAGAGAAAGCCATCGAACTAGATGAGAAACAAATCAAAGAGAAGAAAAAACATTTAGAGTATTTATCAGGTGAGATAATACCGACGATGCTATCTGAAATGGGTTTATCTTCTCTAAAACTTCAGGACGGATCGTCTGTTGAAGTTAAAACAAACTACAGCGCCACTATAACACAAGCGAATAAAGAAGCGGCGTTTAACTGGCTTCGTGAGAATGGCCTGGGCGATATAATCAAAAATGAGATATCCGTATCGTTCGGTCGTAACGAGGATAACAAGGCGGCTGATTATGCCGAACTTGCAAAGGGTCAGGGTTTAGAACCTAAGCAAAAGCTGAAGGTCGAACCCATGACTCTTAAAGCGCTAGTCCGTGAGCGTATCGAGGCAGGAAAAGACATGCCGACGGAAATTTTCAACATCTTTGTTGGAAATAAGACAACAATAAAAAGGAAACAATAAACATGAGCAATGTAACAAACAAAGCAAATGGTGCATTAGCCGAACTAAACTTCGAAGCTGATGCAGGCCAAGGCTTGAACATGACACAAGATGATCTTGCGTTACCGTTCTTAAAAGTCTTGGGTCAACTATCTCCCGAATGTAATAAGAGGGATGCCAAACATGTCAAGGGGGCAGAACCTGGCATGATCATAAACACAGTAACAAACGAAGTTTATGATGGTGAAAAGGGGATAGATGTCGTTCCGGTACACTACAAAAGACAGTATATCGAATGGCAAGATAGAGGTGAGAGCCAAGGAGCTCCAGTAAAAATATATGAAGCTGGAGATGACTTACCTAAAACTACAAGAGACAAGTTTAATAAAGATAGATTAGCGAATGGTAACTATCTTGAAAACACAGCTAGTCACTTCGTAGTTGTACTTGGTAAAAGCCCAACAACAGCGTTGATATCTATGAAAGCTACTCAATTAAAAGTGAGTAGAAAATGGAACTCAATGATGATGGGTTTAAAAATGCAAGGTAAGGACGGAATGTTCACACCGCCAACATATAGCCACATTTATAAACTAAAAACTGTTCAACAGTCTAACGACAAAGGGACATGGTTTGGTTGGGATGTAGCAAGAGTTGGCCCTATCAACGATCCTGGTGTTTACAAAATAGCAAAAGACTTTGGTTCAAATGTAGCCAAAGGTGCTGTTGAAGCTAAACACGAGTCTGATACTAAGGCTAAAAAACAGGACATCAATTTATAAGTTCTCATGTCGATGGGAATGTGGGGCGACAATGGGAGACTGGAGTCGCCCCCAACAAAAGAAAGTTATGGACAAAGTTGATAGTCAAGCACCGAATACATTTAAAGATTGGATAAATCTGGACAAGGTTATTATCCCTTGTTTAAAAGGCACACCGATTGTTAAGAGTTGGAGCAATGCAAATTTTAAAATATCAGAACAAGAATGGTCTCAAAAATATTCACACTGTGAAATAGCTTTACGATTAGACGATGATATAGATTTTGATATTGATAATGATTTAGTAAAAAGATTTATAGATAAATACATAGTATCATATGGAGCTATATCAGGAAGACCTAGCAATCCAACAAGTCATTATTGGTGGAAAGGTAAACTAGATTTTAAACAGTTTGCGTTACCTAAAGAATTAGAAAGTCATTACAAACATTTTCCGCACGGAGGAACTCTTTGTGAAATAAGAAATGGCCCAACATGTTATACCATTGTGCCAAAATCAAAACATAGTAAAGCTAATGAATATGTAGCATGGGAAAAATTTACGGGAATAAACCAATACCCTAGAGATCTTAACAAAGATTTACGTAAAGTAGCTTTATCTACGGCATTGAGTATTTTATATGCGGGGCAAGGGAAGAGAGATCAATATTGCACAGCTATTGCCGGTGTATTGTCTAGTCATACAGATTGGTCAGAAAAAGATATTAATGATTTTGTTTACAATATAGCTGTTGTATCTAATGATGAAGAAGCGGAAAAAAGAAAATCAAAAGGCACAAGTGTTAAGAAAGCACAAAGAAAACTTGGAATACCCACACTAGCAGAAATAGTAAGTTGTTCACAAAAGACAATAGCAGATCTTTTTAGGTGGGTGGGTGTTAATCATGAAACAAGTGAGGGTGCAGCAGCAGTCACAGAGATTATTGAGTATGGTAGTGATAGATATTTCGTCAAGATAAAAACAAAAGTCAATGGAATATTACAAGAGAAAGAAGTAACAATAGATGGGCCAACACTTTTAAATCAAAAAGCCTTTTATGATGCTGTAATAAGTAAAGCTCAGGTTTGGTTACCCAAAATGAAACCTATTGAATTTGAAAAGATTATGAAAAGAAAGTTTGAAGAAAGAAAAAAATCAGAACTTTATGTGGCAGAGGCCGACGATTCTTATCGTTTTAAAAAACTGTTTAGACAATACCTATTAGAAGAAACAGTCTATGAAGATAAAAAAGCTTTAGCTTCTCACGGTAGTCCCTTTCAAAATATAGAAAAAAACTATTTAGAATTTAGTTTAAATGGTTTTGAGGATTTTTTAGAAAGAAAGAAAGCATATAAAAATAGAACAGATTTAGTTATTGATTGTCAAAAGATACTAAAAGCTAGAAGAATAAAGGGAAAATATGAGGGCAGGTCTTGTGTGTCTTGGAGAATAAATAACTTTAAATATGACGAAAGAGATATCGTTCTTGAAGGAGAGGCTGAGGAAGTGAAGGAGATTACACATGACTCCTAAGTTTATATCAGGTCCACCAGGTACAGGTAAAACAAGTATGTGGCTAACTAAAAAATATGTAGAGCTTTTAAATAAATACTCACACTCAAACATCATTGTACTATCACATACTAATGTGGCAGCAGATGAAATTAGAGATAATATTTTAAGTTTAAAAGAAGTTAAAGAGAGAGGACTAACGAAAAAATCGTTTAAAGGTAAAATATCCACTATCCATTCTTATTGTAAACAAAGAATGCAAGATAGAAGAGAGCTCTGGGGATACACAGACTATGAGGCATGTTGTGAATTAAATGGAGATTTTAAACTAGCGAAGAGAATAACTAGTAGAGATATCGATAGTAGGAACCACCCTTTCTTAAAATTTATAGACGGAGCACATGGCCACGCTCGTAGTTTAGAAGATCATTGGGAAGAAACTGAAAACAATACGGAAGCATTTAGACCTTATAAGAAAGATGTTTTAATAGATATGGCTAAAACTTATTACGATTATTTAGAAGAGTACAAACTATCCGATTACAATGAAATGATTCAAAGATTTATAGACAAAGCAAAAGCCCCAGAGATAGACGTTTTAATTGTAGATGAAGCTCAAGATAGTAATGCTTCACAAAGAATAGTTTTAGAAAAATTATCAACTCACGCTAAAGAAGTTTATTGGATAGGTGATGCAGACCAAACTATATTTGAGTTTGCAGGTTCTGATGCAGATTATTTTCATACGTTATCTAAAGATGCAGAGCAACTAGAACAAGGTTATCGTTGTGGTCTAACCATCAATACAAAATGTAAAGAAATTATAAAACCTATTTGGGATCACTATGGATATACAAGAGTTTGGAAACCAACAAAAAACATTATAGGTGAAGCTTATCAAATACCTAGCTGGGACAGACCATCTTATGGCTTAGATAAACTTTTAGAAAAGATAGAAACAACAAAAGAAAACTTTCTATTTACGTATCGTGGTAATCCTACAGATACAAAAGTAAGACAGTTTCTTAAAATTAATGGTATACAATTTGCACATATAAAAAGCACAGCGTACGTATCAAACAAAGAACTAAGGTGTCATAAAGTATGGCATAATTTTATTGAAGGAGAACCCATGTCTCTTAAACAGATAAAAGATTTTTGGGATTATATAGGTAGTATCGTAGTTGTAAGAGGTAAAGGTAAGAACACAGACCCATTTAAAGACTGGGTAAAACAAGACTATACTGTAGACCAACTCATCTCTAAAAACTATTTAAAAGATAGTGTTAAAAATGAAAGAAACTTTTCTTTGATAAGGACTAAAGTAGACCCAGAAAGAATTAAATATATTGATAACGCACTGCACAAAGGTGTTGATTTAGATAATGATGTTAGAGTGAAATATGGAAACATACACGAAGTAAAAGGAACAACGTTTGATAATGTAATAGTGGACGAAACAAGAACAAGGGTCGAAGAATACTTTACACAACTAAGATTAAAATTTGTAGCATACAGTCGAGGTCGAATAGATTATTGGACTGTGCAATCATCTGATAAATATAAACTAGGAGAAAGACGTGGCAGTCAAATCTAAAGATCCTTACAAAAAACAAATTGCAGGATCTCACTATAGTAATTTTAAAGTGCAGCCGAGCAAGTTTATTAACGACAACAAGTTGCTTTTTGCGGAGGGGAATGCTATAAAATATATATGTAGGCATCCTTACAAGAACGGAAAAGAGGATCTGGAGAAAGCCATACATTATATAGAAATGATAATAGAGAGAGACTATAAATAATGTGTACTGTACCAGAGCTAATTGAGTTAGATCTGAAGGGCGTAGATACAGTAGCCATTGACTTAGAGACCTACGATCCAGGGCTAAAGAAACACGGATCAGGGGCCATCAGAGGAGAGGGTTTTGTTTGTGGTATTGCGGTAGCCACAAAAAATCAGACCTTCTACTTTCCCATCGCACATGCAATGACAGGCAACCTAGATCCGAAGTTTACCTGGAACTTTCTCAACCAAAAAATATTCCAAAATAAAAATATAAAAAAAGTTTTCCACAATGCAATGTACGACGTG